TAAATTCAGTATAAACTTAAATCAATATAAGAGTAGTTAAAAATTAAATATTAAGAATGATTTAAGTATGCTTTAAAACATCGGTAAAATGGTGATTTGGTTGCAGAGGAAGGACTTGAACCTCCGACCTTCGGGTTATGAGGAATTCGTGCTAAAAAATTTAATTTTTTTTATATTATAATTGATAATATTATTCCGATAATTATCATAACTTCATAAATTCTAGCTATTTTATTTAATCCTTTTGTTTTTTGTTTTAAAAACATTTTAATCCTTATTGTTTATTTCCTTTTCTAAAACTGCTATTTTTATCATACTTAAGTAATATTCTTTTTCTTTTTCATTTAATTTTTGAAAATAATTCAATAATTCATCAGTATTTGAATTTTTTTCATCTTTCTTGTAGAAATTATCAATTATGAAATTATATAACTTTATTCTTTTTTTTTCCCAATTATAGAGTGTTCTAAGCTCTATTTCTAAAGCTTCCGCTATTTCTTTCTTGTCTATCATTTTGAAAATAATTCACTTTTTTATTGATTTTTAAGTTTTATTTTGAAATAATTTCATAAAGATTTTGAAATTATTAACTAACATTGTAATTGTATCAAAATCTTTTTAAATATCAAACTTTAACTTTTGACCACTCCGCCAGAGAGTAGAGATCTGTAGGGAGATAACAGGAAAAGTTATTATTCGTCTTAATTGATGACAACCTAAGCAAGTTGTAAAACTGTTCTGGGGTGGCTGTAGCTCCGCCCCTTAAATTTTTAGCTACATATTTTATTTTTTTTTAAAGGAGCTACACTATGTACACTTATTTAATCGGATATTGCGACGAGGTTCGCCCACTAACAAGAGTTGATAAAAAGTCTGGTGAAACAATTAGCACTATTGATGTTACTGTTACTTTTGAGAGTAACGATCAAGACGGCTATTTAATTAAATCAACTGAAACTATATCTTTTGACGCAAAATTAAAGCCTAAATTTGATTCTGTAAAAGGTAAATTTATTGCTATTCCTTATCGTTTTTTAAATACCAGAACGGGTGCTTATATGTTCCCAGATGATAGTTTGGATTTTCAAGTATTTTCTAAAAATCCTTTTATTTCAAAAGAAGTAACTAAGTAGAAATTTGCGGGGGCTTATGCCTTAATGTGAGTTGCAAACCCTCTCCCGCAAATAAATTTTAAAAAGCTTATTATTTTTTCTTTATTGGTAAGCTTTTTAGAGTTTAAAAACTCAATTTCTCAAAAAGGAGTATGAAATGAAAAAGACTAAATCATTTCTACAATCTACAAAAGCTAAAGTTGCAGCAACTGGAGCTGCCTTATTAACAGCAAGTCTTTTAACAGCTGCTGACGCTCCTGTCATTCCAACTGAACCATTAAAAGCAGATTACGCAATGTTTGATTATGTTTTCGCTGGAATTATTGGCGTTTGTTTCATTTTTATGGTTGCTGGTAGAGTTAAGAGATTTATCTTTTAGTTTATTGGGAGCTTTTTTGCTCCCTTAAAGGCTATATTATGAAAGAAAACGCTATTTATATACCAGATTTAAATATTTGTGTAAAAGATTTTTATGTTAAAAATGGAAAAGTTCATTTTATCGGCTTTGATAATAATATCTCTGTTTCTAGTGTTTCATTACAAAACATTTACTCAAATTATATATACGAATCAAATAATAATATCTGCTATATAAATAAAAATAATTATATTCCAAATTTAGGTATTTATGACTATCAATTTAATTTTTTAATGGGTTTAACTGCTATATTAATAGCTTTTTCTTTTTTAATAGGTTTAGTAATCGTAGGAGCTACAAGATGATTTATGATGTTTTAAATAATGATGTATTTAACTATTTTATGAGTGTTTTTGCTTTATTTTTTGTTCCTATTTTTATGTATGTAGTAGTTCTTTCGTTTGTTAAGTAAATGTTTTAGTTTTAAAAATAAAGTTCATTTTTTTGAGTTTTCGTATATAGAATTTATCCAAGTTAGAAACACTTAATTTAGAAAACTCCATAAAAAAATGAACCGAACAAGAAAAGCGATAGCTCACCTTACTTCGTCGCTTTTCGCAGTTCTTAAAAAAATATGAAAGGCTGAAAAATGATTTTACTTTTGATAACTTCTATTATTTTAAAAATAGTGTTAATTTATTTACTCATTGATTTAATTAAATTTTTAAAAACCTTAAGTATTAATAATTTAGAAAAATTAAAAGAGTTTATCAGATGAAATCTTTATTTAAAATTTTATTAATTTCGTTTTTTTTATTTAATATCTCTTATGCTGGTAATGCTTATTGGTGGGATAAAGATCATAAAAATTTTGTTAAAACTATTACTCCATATAATCATTATACTTGTTCTAAAGGTGGAAAAGGTTGCAGTCCATCAGATTTTGGAGAATCTTTACATCCTTGGAAACCATCTCCTAAATTTTATGAAAATAATGAAATTTTTGTTTATAAAATAGATGGAAAGCTTTATGCTGGTATTTTAAATGCTGATCCATCTAAGGTTGATTATTATACAAATTTTGCTTTTATGAAAGAATGTTATGGAAGTGGTCCATATTCTGATTATTGTATTCCTGGTCTTTATGAGGATTATAGAATTCTTAGTTCTTATAGTAGAAATACTGTTTATTATAATACTAAAACTTATTCTATTTTTAGAATTTTAGATGGTGAAAAATGTTCTATTTATGAATCAGATCCTAATTTAAAATTTTTAAATTGTTATGTAAAAGATGATAATTCTGTTCTTTTTGAATATCTTGATCCTTGTGAGAATGGAAAAATATTTAATTCTGTAACTCAACAATGTGAAATATCTTGTCAAGAAAATGAAGTTTTTAATCCTAAAACTAAACAATGTGAGCCTAAATGTCAAGGCGATATGTTTAAAAATCCCGAAACTGGTAAATGTGAATGTCCTGCTGGTTTATATTTTGATCCTTATACTAATACTTGTCAAGAGAGTAAAGAACGCCCTAAATGGTGTCCCGAACCTATGATTTATAAAGAAAGGCAAGGAAATTGGAAAACCGAGGGTCATAGAACAATTAAAGAATGTTTGCCAGATCCTAATATTGATGAAAATGAATGTAAGCAAAGAGGTATGAAATATCACGGACCTTGTGCTGATTTATACGGTGTTGAGTTAAATGCTTGTTTGAAATATCCAACTGGGTGTTATGCTAATGAAACATCTAAACATTTTGGAGCACAAGAGCAGTTAGATAATGATCTGTTTTCTTGGAGTGGTTTTATGTTTCCACTTCCAATTGATGCTATAAAAAATGGCTGGAATGCTTTATCTGATTTTATGAAAGGTCTTTTTAAATCCCCAAATCCTAAAACTCCAAATCCAAATTTATTAGAATATAGACCGCAGATAGTAGATATGAAGGCTACTAAAAACGGACCTGAGCCTATTTTTGATTTAAAGCCTATTAATGATAGTGATATTTTTACAAATCATATTTTTAAAAATACTGGTAAAACTGATCTAAATAAAATTAAAGATATTCCTAAATCAGTTGATAAAACTCCTCAAAAAATTGTAGATATTTCACCAAATTTAAATAAATTTGATTTTCCTAATGACGGTTCTATTTCAAAAATGCAAAATAATCAATTAATTACAGCAAAAATGAAAGAAAACAACAAACCAATCCCTACAAAAGAAATAACTATGCCAAATGTAAATAAAGAAGTAAAATTAGATTATGATTTTAATTCAATGTTAAAAGATAATCCTACTCCAAATTTACCAGCTGTTATAAAGCAAACTTCAAAAACCGGAAATAAAACAAATTATAAAGGAGTTATTACAACACCTGATGGTAGTGTTATAAATGTTGAAATTATTGAAACTGATACAAATAACGGCTCAAAAGTTCAAGAAGTAAATTTAGACTATGATTATGATACACCAACTGGAAAAAAGAAATTTAACACTGGATATATAAATACAATTGATAGTGGTGGAAAAGTAACGAATTCAATTAATAAACCTAGCACGACAACAGATCCAAAAACTGGAAAAACAAATTTAAACAATAATAATCAAACTCCAGCACCTACAAACGATCCAGATTTAAGTTCTTTAGAAAACGCAATAAATCGCACTAATTCAAAGCTTGATAATATTGATAATAAACTATCTAATACTAATTCTAAACTTGACAATATAAGCAATAAATTAGATCGCACTAATTCTAAACTTGATGATATAAATAAAAATGTATCTGATATAAAAGCCGAGCAAAAAGCACAATGGGAGTATAAGCCTAATGTTGATACTGCTACATCTTTTTCAGCTTTAAAAACTGCTATGTCTAATTTAGATGTTTCAATAAATGACGCTTTTAATTTTTTAAATGGTGTAAAAGATGATATCAATAGTTTAATGAATGATTTTGATAATGCTTTAGATGTCTTTAAGGGTGGTATTGATGAGCCTAAAATTCCTAATGGTATATGTCCTTTTAAAATTAGTGGTCCAGCTCCAGGGAGTGGAAAAACTAATATTTTTGAGATAGATCCTTGTAGATTAGTAAGTCCTTATAAATCAATTCTTACTATATTTTTTACATTTTGGTTTAGCTTTGAAATTATTATGTTTTCTTTGAAATATCTTTTTAAGGTAGGGGGTAATTCTTAATGAAGTGGCTAATAAATTCTATTGGTGGTTTTATAGTTTTAGCCATTGAATGGCTTGTAAAAAAAGTAGGGATTAAAGTTACAATTTTAGCTTTTATTATTCCTGTTTATGCTTCTTTTATTGTTTTTATGATCGCTTTTGTTGGATATGCTATTTTGTTTATGATGAAAATTTGGAATTTGATAAAAGAATATTTTCCTAAGGCTTTTGATTATAGTTCTGCTAGTGGTAGTTTTGCTGGTCTTTCAAGTCATACTATTACAAGTTCAACAATGGCTTTTTTACACGAAAGTGGTTTAGCTTTAGCTTTTTCTAATGCTATGAATTTATTTTTATCAATTCTTAGTTTATATTTTGCTTTACAGCTTTATAAAGTGATTATGTATGTTAGAAAAAATATCAATGACATAATTACAAGCTTATTAAATTTGATGAGTAGATAAAAATGTTAACTTTACTTTTAGGACCGCCAAGAAGTGGAAAAACTTACAAAGCTGTAAATGATATTTATGAGGAATATTTAAAATTTAAGAAAAAAGAAAATAAATACAGATTTATTTATACAAATATTGTTGGTTTAAAATTTGATGAATTTGAGGGATATGTTAAGCCTTTTAATAAAACTGATTTTTTTAATGCAACTATTGAGGAAAGTGTTTTAAATTCTCAACACGAAAGCGGTTTTTTAGGTGATATAACTGATTATGATAAATATGCCTATGAAAAAGGAATTTATAAAAACTATCATCACACTTTAATTGTTTTAGATGAGGCTTATAATACTTTTACAAAAGAATTTAATAATTCTTTAGGTAGATTTTTAAGTTATCACGGTCATTTTGGTATTGATGTAGTTTTTCTTTTACAGTCTCGCCGTCAAACAAATAGGGAATATTTAGTTCATACAGAATTAATGTATATGGCTCAACCAAGCGGTAAAAGAATACTTTCAAGGCTTTTTAGATATAAAGTTTATTCAACTTATTTAGATTATCAAAAAAATCATATAAAATCAGAAAATTTAAGATTTAACCCTAAAATTTCTAATCTTTATAATAGCGGTTCAACTAAAATTTATAAAAGTTACGCAACTGGTAAAATTGTATTTTTACTTTTAATTATTTTTGTTTCATATTTTGGTTATAGGTTTTTAAAACCTATAACCAGCTAAACAAGAAACTATTATTACTGATGAAAGATTTAAAGATATTAATCAAACTAATCAAGAGGTAAAAAAACCTCAATTAATACAAAATAATGATTTAAATTCAGATATCAACACAACAATTTTTAACGATAAAAGAACTTATTTAAAGATAACTTGTTATTCGCATTTTTGTAAATTTAGAAATTATAGTTTAGATCTGTCTTTAAATAGTTTTTTAGAATTAATTTCTAGTTTTGACTGTTATATTTTTTTAAAAGATAAAAAATCAGCAAATTATGCTGATTATTACTTATCTTGCCCTTTAGATTTCTCTAAAGTTATTTCTAATATTAATGATTTACAGGAGGTTTGCGATGAAAATAAAGGTAGTTTTAATACTTTTAGTTTTAAATAGTTTTTTATATTCTTTAGAATTTAGAACTATTAAATTTAGTGATTTTTTAGGTGAGATTAGCGGAATAACTGGTAAAAATATTGTAATTAGTGGTGAAATTAATACTAATTTTGATGTATTTTTGCCTACTCTTGATCTTACAAAAATTGAAGTTTTAGACGGATTATTAAAAGATATTTTAAAGGTTAATGGTCTTGATTATATTCTTCAAGATAGCGTTATTTTAATTTATAATCCAACTATTGAAGAAAATCCTATTTTAAATGATTACATTATTAAATTTAAGCATATTTCTAAAGATGATGTTATAAGTGCTTTAAATTTATTTAATGAAAATATTAAATTTAGTGTTTATTCTGATCGTGTTTTATTGATTACTACCGAAAGTCAATTTAAAACTATTGAAAGCCTTATAAAAGGACTTGATACAAAGACAGCTTAGTTTTACAATTATAAGCACAGATAATTCAAAATTAAAAGAAATTGGACCTAAAATAGAAGCTGTTTTAAATCCATTAGATCATTTTTATTTTAAGATAATCACAAATATTTTAACAGTTGATAGCACGAGTATAAAAAAAGATAGTGTTACAAGTTTAATAAATCTTTTAAAAGAAAACGGCGTTTCTGATTTACTTTATAATCCTAGAGTTACACTTATTGATAATAAAGATAGCGTTATAGAAAGTGTAATTAAAACTCCTATTAAAAAATCACGTGTTGAAGTGCAAAATAATCAAACTGTAACAAGTGATGAAGTAGAGTATAAAGATGTAGGACTTAGGCTTAATATAAGCAGTGTATTAATTACAAATGATAGTGTTAGTTTTAGTCTTGATCTTTATATTGAAAATTTACTAGATGATACAGATACACCTAGAATTTCAAGCAGACATTTAAAGACAAATGTTTTTTTAACTGATAGTAATTCTTTTCTTATTGGTGGTATAAATTCAAAAGAAGTTATAACAAATGTAAAATCAATCCCTTTTATTGAAAATATACCTATTTTAGGAGATATAACAACTTATAAAAGCACAAAAATAAATGATTATAGTTTTAGTATTTTTATCACAATGTTACCAACTACAAATGAAGTAATGGTTTTTCCTTGTTATTTGGAAAATACACCTTTAAACAGTTGTCCTAATGGTTATTTTAAAAGCACGCACGAACCGCGAAAGGGGTCCCCGCTTGCGGGGAATGGCGGGCGTGCTCTTGGCTATATATAATATAAGTGTGTAACCTAAGGTTTGAAAATGTATGGTATTACTGATTTTGATAAAAATCTCTTAAAATTAAAGCTAAAAAATCAAAAAAAGTTTTTAGATGAGAACTTTTTATTTATTAATGGTGAGTATAAACCTTATAGCGATTTTTATTTTTCGTCGTGGCATAATTCTAATCGCTATATTGCAGAGCTTAACAACCGTGTATCAAGTCTTAATAAATACGCTAATAAAAAAGGTTTAAAGCCTATTTTTGCTGTTTTAACTCTACCTACGGAGTATCATCAAAAAAAGCAAATTACTTTAAAAAGCGGTAGAAAAAAGCTAGTTTATAATAATAAATTTATTGATGATGAAAATCATACTGTAAAAGCTGGAGCTAATAAGCTTCAAAACGTAGTTAGAAGTATAATGAATTCTTTACATTTTAGAAAAATACCAAAAAATGAAAGATGTTATATAACTACTAAAGAACCACATTTAGACGGAACTTGTCATTTAAATTTACTTGTTTTTGTTCCCGAAAAATATGTAAATGATTGTGCTTTGGCTATTAAATCAAGATTTTTAGATACTCATTCAAAAGTTACAATAGATATTAAAAATCCAACTGCTTATGTTATGAAATATATTTTTAAAACACTTGATGATCTAAGAAAAAATCCAAGTGTTGATAATTTAACTGATATTACATTTTGGTATTTAAAACATAGAATTAGGCGTTTTACAATGTCTTTAACTTTTATTTCCCTTGAAATTTATAGGAAATTAAGCGGTAGAATTGATTTAATAAGTTTAACTAAAAATTATAATAAAGGCTTAATTACTGTTTTAATTGATGAAAATAATAAACCCATTGTAATATTTGATGAATTTGGTGAAATATGGCAAAAAAAGAGAGTAAAAGAGCCTATTTTATTAAGTCAAAGACTTAAGCCAACTAAACCAAGCAAAAAAGATGAGATTTATTATAAATCTGTAAATAGAAATATGGCAATGAGTAAAAAAGAACTTCAGCATTTTTATAGGTATGATAGTCCAAAAGATAAAAATTATTATACTATGACTGATTTAGAAATTACACAAGAGTATTTTTACGCTACAAATCCACAAAGTGATTTTAATAACCCTTTAAAATTAGCTATTTTAGAAAATGAGATGTTAGATCGTGGCTTAGATAATTTTACAAAAAATCAAGAAATTCATAATCTTAATAATTCTGATGAGCTTTATTATGATTTTATAGATCAGGAAAAAATGTTTTTGGATTTTTAATATGATTTTAAATGAACTTTTTAAAAATTACTTAGAATTTTACGAACTTTTATTAAGTCCTACAACTTTAAGAAGTGATATAGCAACTTATAATAAGCATTTTAAAAAAAGCTTAGGTTTAAAAAATGTAAAAGATATAAATTTTATTGAAATTCAAAGATTTTGTAATGATCTTATTAAGCAAAATTATAAGATAAAAACTGTTAAAAATATTCTTGCTAAACTTCGTGTAATTTTTAAATTTGCTATTAAAATGGAGCTTATAGATAAAAATCCTTGTGAGCTTGTAGAACTTCCTAAGTTTGATAATAAAAGATATTTTGATTATTCTGTGAATTTACAAAAAAGATTTATAAAAGCAATTGTAACAAATCAAGGTTATAATGCCGATATATTTTTCTTTTTACTTCACGGAAGAAGAAAAAACGAGGTCCTAAGTCTTAAATGGCAAGATATAAATTTAAAAACTAAAACTTATGAAATACCAGCTTTAATAAATAAAGCTAAAAGAAATATGATTTATTCTATGAGTGATGATCTTTATGTTAGACTTTATAAAAGATATATCAAAGCTAAAAACAACAACGATCTAAACAATTATATTTTTATAAATCCAAATACTAATACTAAATTTAAAGATTTAAGAAAAAGTTGGAATAGCTTACTTAAAAGAAATAATTTACCAAAAATAAGGCTTCACGATATAAGGCATTTAGTTGCTACATATTCTATAAATTATCTAAATTTACCAGTAGAGCAAGTTAGTTTTACCTTAGGTCATACAAATATAACAACAACTCAAAGATATATAACAACTGATATAAAAAATTCTAAAAAACAATTGAAAGTTTAATAAATTCAGTATAAACTTAAACAAATATAAGAGTAGTTAAAATTTAAAAATTAAGAATAATTTAAGTATGCTTTAAAATATCGATAAAATGGTGATTTGGTTGCAGAGGAAGGACTTGAACCTCCGACCTTCGGGTTATGAG